CGACAATTCAGCTGATGCGTCTCGTCTACGCTAATGGGGTCAGCTAGGAGTTATACCGCTCCCAGGGTGTGTTCCCTTCCAAATCCAACTCCACGACACTCAGAATCAGAAGCGCGCCACGCATCCATCGCCGAACGACGTAGGACGCGTGTCGCGAAAGTCACGTTTCACGTGCCGAACGACACAATTAGCGTGACTTATTTTTCTTCTTCTTCTGTACCACCTTCACAGCCTTCTTCGGTCGGGACTGTGAACGCGTCGTGACTCTCTGCCTACTACTCATCGCCGGTGCAGCCGAACCAGCGGCCGGGGCTGCACCATCGTCATAAGCCTTCCTTACGGAAGTCGCAGCGCCAGGGATTGCGCGTGCGATTGATCCCACAATCGGGAGTGCAGAGACTACACCCCGGACAACCGGTAATACCTTTCCCATGACCGAACCTACTACTGAAAGTAGGTGTCCTAGGGAGTTGTACGACGATGGGTAACCCTGCTCGAGACCCGCTACGATCTCGTGGTAGAGTGCCATCGCCCCGGCCGAATAGTCCGAGGGAGGTCGGATAAACACGCGCTGGTCACTGATCACACGGGGGACTGTCTCATACCCCGCCATGGTGCGAACGGTGACGGACGCCTGACTAGCAAGGCCACGGAAGATCACCACTCCAATGGTCATGTCAGAAAACCCCGTGTCAAAGGGCGGTGCCACCTTGGCACCAACGGGAGCGAGACCTAGCGCCGACTTAATGGGCCAGGGTCCAAGCTTCGGTGCACCAACTCCTAGGCCACCGGGGATTACCCACGGGTACACGGTTAGGGGGACTTGCCCCAACTGACTCGAACCAGACGCAGCCACGACAGCTGCGCCGGACAAATCAGTTCCGGCCACTCGCCCACCGATCAAAACCGGTGGCACGAACTTCACCTCTGGACCATCATAACGTGCGGGCAAGTAGACTCCGGCACGAGCGGGGGATATGTACGGTTTGGGTGAGAGTAGCTGCAACGACTCTTCATCCATAGGCACATTGAAACCGACCGTGTCAAAAATCATCGAGTTGCCAGCAAGATCAGTCACCGATGCCGAAGCAAAAGGTGACAGTGGTCCGCTAGTTGAGGGAAAGGTTGCTGCGTAGACCGTCCCCTGGTCGTACAACGCAGACGCAACCAAATAGGCCGTCATACCCATATACCTTGGTCTCCATCCCCAGTAACGTGCAACGGGTCGCTGTGAAGCAAGCGTTGTGGACGGAATGAACGCCGGACCACCGGAGAGAACCACTACTCCGGAGATCGGCGCATCAAATGCCACAGCCTGATTAGCGAGTGCACCCGCCGCACAACCTGGTGGTGCCACCGGAAGCGTGAAGTCCACACCTGCAGGCCCAGCTGCCCAGAAGACATTATTCACG